GGTAGATACTTCTTAATGATTTTAGCTTTAGCACCTCTATCAGATAATATCTCTCTAGCAACATCAAGGTATTTTTTTTCTTCAGTAATTTTATTTAGTTCAAGTTTTGTTTGTCCTAATTCTTCTTGTAATTTAATTAAACTTTGTTCTATATCTTTATCGTCTTCGTCTTTACCTTCTAATAATAATATCTCATTATGTAAAGTATCTGTAAACTTTTTCAGTTCTTTTAGAGAAGACTCTACTTTTGACATTTGTATTTTGTTCTCATATAGTTTATCTGATATACCATTAAACTCCGTAATCTTGCCTTCTACTTTAGCTAGTTCAACTACTAAATCTTTCATACCTTGATTTAGTGTGACCACTTTTGATCTTTCTTTTTTTACTTTTTCGTCTCTAAATGTTTCTTCAATTTTTTGTGTACAAGTCGGACAACTATCATTTTGTTCAAAAAAGTCTAAACTCTTTTTATGTGTTTCTAAATTTTGTTCTATCTTTGTTTCTAGTTTTTCTAATTGTTTTAGTTTAGATTCGTATTGTGGTCTTTCAGTTGTACTAGATTCAAGTTGTTTGTATTCTTCTTCAAGTCTTTCTACTTTTCTTAAATATGATTCAGTGGCGTCTTTATTTTCTTGTAGTTTTTGTTTTTTAATATCAATATCGCCTGTACTTCTATTCTTTAAATCATTAAAGTGTTTTGTTTGTAGTTCGTGTTTTGATTCTATTAGATCACATTGGTGTCTAGCTTCTACAATCTGTTTACCTAAATCAGTTTGTTGATTTCTTGTAAGTATATCCATGTGAGTCAATACTCTTATGTCTAATATTTCTTCAACAACCTCTCGTCTATGTCTTGGTCTCATCTGCATAAATGGTTGATAAGATGATGAGCCTAGAACAGCAATCTGTTTAAACGCTCTATAATTTAATCTTAATATTTGATCTTCTAAAACTTTTTGATAATCTACACTAGAGGCATCTTGGTTTTGTAATACACCATCACAATAGATTTCAAATATCGTAGGTTTGATAGCTCTTATTACTTTAAAGTTTTTTGTACCTATTTGAAACTCTAACTCTACTCTGGTGTCGCCATTGTTTATAGTGTTTATTATCTGTTCTTTTTTAATTAGTCTAAATGGTCTATTAAATAACGCAAAGGTTAGTGCGTCTAACATAGTTGATTTACCAGAGCCATTAGCACCAATCATCAAAGTCATTTGTGACTTGTTTAGTTCTATTTCAACAAAGTTGTTTCCTGTAGATAGAAAGTTCTTCCATCTAATTTTCTTAAAAATAATCATATGATAATTTATCTTTGTTTATAATTCTCATATTTCCTGACACGCTTACTCTAGTTATATTAGACTTAAACGGACAGACCCAATGTTGTAATAATGCTGGAAACATAAAAAAGTCACCTGGTTTTGGTTCCACAATTGTTCCTGTTGTTGCCCAACGAGGTCTTGCTTGAGTTGTATATTCAAACATTAACATACCTGGTTTAGCTGAAGTTCCTACATAATTTCTTTGTTCTTCTATTAGTTTTTTTGGTACATCTAAAAATAAAACAAATGAATAATCACCACCATGTGTATGTGCTGGATTAAAGTCACCAGACTTCATATAGTTTACCCATAGATCATCAAAAGATAATTCTACTGGTAAATTTTCTATGCCGTGATATTTACAATGTCCATCTCTATATGCATTTATGATTGGGTGTATTTCTTTATAAAACCAATTTTGTACCTTTGTTGGATACAAATATTGATGATCTAAATGACCTGCCAATTTATCATTATAACTTTCTTTGGCTTTTTCACCCTCTATTTTTAATTTTTTTATAATATAATCAGGCATCTTTGTTCTCATAACATAAGGACCCCAATTCATATGGCCATAATCTACTTGTTTTATTTTACTCATCTTTCACTTGCTTCAGTATATAAATCCTTCATAACTTCTTTAAGTTTATTTTTATCCAAATCACTATCTATTTGTTCTACATAGTTGCCTAAAAATGTAAGTGTGTCTTCGCCTTGTTCTAATACGTTATCTTTTACAGATGCTGTTATATCTGTATTTAAATCTTCTATTATATTAACTTCGTGTGTATCTACAGTATTATGTAGCCTATCAATTAAATTATTAAACATTTCTTCATTTGTTTTATTTGTGACAAATACTTTTATAAAACATTCTTTAAAATGTGATAAGTCCATATTTACATAATCATTTTCTTTATCATTATAAATTAGTTTCTTATGTATTCTAATTGGATTAGGTACTCTAGTTAATTCTCTTGTTTCTGTATCCAGTATATGAAACCCTTTTGGACACTTGTAATCTGACCAAGTAATTTCATATTGAGAGCCAAGATAATATACTTGACCATCATCAGATTTTTTATGAAAGTGACCAGATATTACTTTTTCAAATCTACGAAACATAGACTTATCTAATCCTTGCATATTAACATGACCCGCATTCATTTCAAAACCTTTTATTTCTAAATGACCTAAAGCTATTTGTGCATTACTATTCTCTATTTCATTAATAGAGTGTTCATAATTATCATCACATATCCATGGTATTAAACAAATATCGGTGCCGCCAAAATTTTTTGTTACAGCCTTATCATAAATCCAAGGCTCTTTTATACCATCATATGTTGTACATAATTCTTTAATCGCATTTACTTCATTTGTGTTTTTATAATAAGTGTCATGGTTACCCAATATAATATGAGTATCAATACCTTCTTTATACAATCTATGCATAAAGTCTTCTCTAAATGTATGTGCTGTTTTAAAGTTAATAAACTTTCTTCTATCTACTACGTCACCTAAGTGTACAAGGGTTGTTATGTTATTCTCTTTAAGATATGGAAAAAATATCTCATTATAGAATTTCATAAAATAATCCAAAAATGCTGGACTATCGTTCCTCGCACCAAAGTGCGTATCATTTAACAAAGCTATTTTCATATTTTAGTGAAACAATTTAGATGATGATTTTCTTACTCTAGTTTTCTTTTTTTTCTTTTCTACTTTTTTAGGTTGAGTATCGTCCATCTTTAGATTTTTTTGTAAAAACTCTCTAAATTGATTTTTAAATTCGCTGTCATCACCTGGTTGTAAAGCCACATCATCATAATTACTATCCATAATAAGTTTATGTTTAATTGTTGTTTGTTTTTTTTCTTTTTGTATTCTTCTTATAAATGCGTAATAGATAATTTGAGTAAAGTATGCGAAAGGGTTATTAGATTTAGCAGGATTAAAGTTGTCCAAATACTGTAGACAGTTTTCAATACCATCACTAATCATATCGTCTCTAAATGTATAATTTATAAAGTTAGGTCTATATGATAGATGATTCGCTATCTTTAAGAAACAACTACCAATGTAATTAGTCACTGGTGGCTTTTCTTTCTTTTCTCTTTTCGCTTTGTTTACACTTTTTCTATAGGCTTTCATCGCCTCTAAAAATTCTTTGTTATTAACGTAATGTTCTTTTTTTGCTGCCATAATTATAATATACTAGGTATCCTCTTATTTGTCAATGTTTTAAGCTCCTCAAATCAGCGTTGACTTTTGGAAAATTTTGTGTATAATAGAGCTTGTAGAGCGATGGCAGAGGATATACTATATTAGTGTAGAGTCTTTTTAGGAATAAACTCATCATCATCAAACTCATCAAATATTTCATTAACTCTTTCATTATCTTCATCACTCAATCTTTCTCTTTTAAATGTCGCAGGTTTCTCTTTTCTAGCCAGAGGCTCTGACTTTTCATAGTTTGTCATCATATAGTTGTAACTTTTACTCATATCATTATTAGCATTTACAATAGTCATTATTTTATCTTTTGGAATAGTTAAGACAAAATCTTTTGTATAAGGGCTCCATTTTATAAGAGCTACATAGTCTTTTAATCCCTGAGCTGTAAACTGTGGAATATATTTAACTTGTAGTGGTTTTGAAAGTCTTAACAAAGGTGACTTATCACCTAGCTGTTCAGCTGGTAATGTACAAACTATGTCATCACCATTTATTAACTTGATAATTTTAATCGGATTTGGTGTTGTTTTTTGAACCATTGATTAACTCCACGTTATGGATTTCGTAATTAAAATCTTCGCCATTGTATATATTTATTCTTTCTTTAAAGTGTTGAAGTGTATAATTTTCCTTACCATTATAAGAAATATCATCAGCTATATCATATAAAGTTGCTGCACTGTTATTATCTTTTAATCTTAATCCTCTACCAATACTTTGTAAATTTCTTATCCTAGATTTAGAAGGACTAGCAAAAATAATGTTATGCAAGTTCCGTAT